CCGCCAGATTTTTAGAATCTCAGCCCTATATAGCAAGCGGTAGAATAAGCTTTACAAGTGGTTTGAGACACGTTAAAAGCACTATTGATCATATGGCAAAGATTACAGCTAACGATTCGCATAGGCGAGATGATATTGCAGATACGTGTGCAGATGCTGTAAAATTAGCATTAATTGATCAACTCGTGTTAGGCTTTATTTCACCTGGTGAAAATGAGGTATTAACAGGTTATTCAGCATTTCACAAACAATCTACAAAGGCCTTGAGATGGTAGAACCCAAAAATACTCTTAATGTAAGCTTAAAGCACATGAAACGCTTCAATGATATCAGAAAAACCATTGAGGAAGCAGAAAGCTATTTTGAAGAAAACAAGAAAAACTATGAACAAGATAGGGAGTTTTTGTTTAACAGTACACTAACCAAGCGTGATGAAGACACATTATCAGCTATGGGCAAGCCAGCAATTAAGATTAATGTATTGGAGTCATATGTATCACGTTTAATTGGTGAGTGGTCCAAACAATCTCCGATGCTTCAAGTTAAATCTACAGGGAATAATAATCTAGTACAACAAGAGGAAATAGTAGAAGGATATTTGCGGAGTATATTTTCGGGCAGTGATTATGAGTTTTTAAGTGATGCTGTATACCGTGAGACTATGAGTGGTGGTTATTCGGTTTTAAAAGTAATAACTGAATATAGAAACCCTAGCACATTTGAGCAGGTTATACGCATTAAAAAACCACACTGCCCGACCCTTTGTGGCTTTGACCCTATGGCTAGAGAAAGTAGCAAAAAAGATGCTAGGTATTGTTATGAGGTAATACCGAAATCACTAGAAGAATTTCAAGAGGAATATCCTAATATAGACTTGAACGGCTTAAAATTTTTTAAATCCAATTCAGGTTTTAATTGGTCCTATAATACAGATGATAACAAAAAAGTTGTTAATATTGTTGATTATTATGAAAAACAAAATTACACGGAAACGTTAGTTTTAGTATCAAATGTAGAAAACCCTAACGACCCTTTAACAATGACATTGCAAGATTTTGAAACATTAAAGCAAGAATGGGTAGCAAGCGGTCGAATTGAAGCAGAACCGATAGAGCTAAAAAGGCGAAGAGTGGTTAAATGCAAAATAGTAAATTATAAGCTTGTTGAAGATCAATTTATAGAAAAACCAGTAGATACAGATTATTCATTTCTACCCCTTGTATTTTTTGATGGAAACAGTGCAGTATTAAAAGGTAAACAAAAAACTAGATCATATATTGTTAATGCAAAAGGACCGCAACGATTAAAAAACTTAGCCATTTCTAGCATGGTTGATGCTTTTGAAAATGCACGCAATTCTACTGTAATGATTGCTAATGAATCGTTACCTACCAAGACAGAATATCAGCAGGCTTGGTTAAATCCTCAAAAAGCAAAAGCTGCTTTGATATATAATGCATTCGACAGTAGGATGCAAACTCAATTACCAGCACCGCAGTATTTTCAATCAGGGGAAATTAATCCGATTTATTTGCAATTATACAATAATGAAGATAAAACAATTCAGGCTGTACTAGGCAGTTATGATGCACAATTAGGTATTCAAAAAAATCAGTTATCAGGGGTTGCAATACAAGAAGGGGCGACGCAATCAAACAATGCAGCAATGCCCTTTGTTGTAAACTATCTTAAATCATTGAATCAAATAGCAAAAATTATTGTTGACTTAATTCCAAAGTATTATAAAACTGCTATGACACTACCAATCATAGATAAAAAAGGTGATCATAAATTTATCAAAATAAATACTGGAGAACCAGAATCAGACTTAATCTACAAAGAAAATGATTTAGAAGTAGTAGTAAAACCGGGTGTTAACTTTGAGGTACAAAAAAATAAAGCTGTTAATACTTTTCTTGAGATGATGAAGGTATCTGAAACTTTCAAAGGAATGGTTGAGATGGAAGCTTTGCCAATTCTTTTAGAAAATTTAGATATAAAAGGTCAAGATAAACTAAAATTAATAGCTACACAATTTATGCAGCAACAGAAAGAAGCAAAACAAGCAGCTGCTAAAATGCAATCTCAACAACCAAACCCAGAATTAATACTTGCACAAGCTGAACAAATAAAAGCCCAGAACCAACAACAGCAAATCCAAATGCGAAATGAAATAGAACAAATGAAGTTAATGCAAGACCGTATGAAAATTGGAATCGAAGCGATAAAAGCTCAGGGTGAGTTACTATTACGACAACAAGAAGCTGAGACAGAACAGCAAAGAACAGATGCAGAACTGGCTATTAAACAAACAGAATCAACAGTAAAAATTGCTAATGATTTAAACAAACAGCTTGAAGACTTCATTTAAATAGTTTATAAATAAATTATTTACTAATTTTGAGGCAAATATGGCCGAAAAAAAATCAAAACTTGGAAGTGGTAAAAGGTTTGCTGCGTTGTCAAAGTCTTTGAAAAAAAAGGGTGTTAAAGACCCTGATGCTTTGGCAGCTTCAATTGGCAGGAAGAAATATGGTGTCAAACAAATGGCGACTTTAGCAGCAAAAGGTCGTTCTAAAAAAAAATAGCGAGGAAATACAATGGGCTATGATATGAAAGGTAAAATGGGTATTGGCCAACCAGTTAAGCACGCGCGACCAATGCCAGTTACTATGAAAGGAGCTGGACCAGCTTCATATAGCTATTCTGAGCAGTTGCGTCAAATGGGCGCAAAAAGTAAGTAAGTTGTAAAGTTGCTTGTTTCTTTAAACAAGGTTTACTGATCACACAGGACAAAGACAGGCTAGGCTGAACCTAGGAACTACCGTGACGGGGTATATAGTCAAACGAGGTGAATATGAGTGACGATTTAGAAGGTACACAACAGGTTGCTGAGGCTTCACAAACCAGTGTCAATGAGCAATCTCCACCACAATCTGAGGTTTTGACAACAGAAAAAGTAAATTCTATTGTTAAAAATTCAAAGGAGAAAGCTTATAGAAAAGGGTATGAAGAGGCTTTAAAATCGCAAAATGAACAGAGTTATGCACAACAAGCAGCTGAACCAGCTACGCATAATCAACAAAGTCAAAATTATGGGGCTTTGCTGAGTAAAGAAGATATTGCAAAACTTGTTCAAGAGCAGATTACTTCTGTTGCACAAATGCAACAGCAAGAGTATTTACAGCAACAAAATGCTCAACGTGCACAGTCTATTTATCAAGATTTGCAAAGTAAGTTTGCTGAAGCCAAATCTAAATATGAAGACTTTGATAGCAATGTAAATGATGAGTTTTTAAGTGAAATACCACAAATTGTGTTAGATATTGCTGATTCAAATATGGACAGCTCCGCAGATGTGTTATATCACTTATCGAACAATCTTGGCAAGGTAGGTGCGTTAATGAATTTACCTTCTGCATTGCGAAAACGTGAAGTTCAGAAGTTAGCAAAATCAATTGTTAATAATGAAGCTTCTTTGAGTAAAGATTTACCTAAAAATCCGTTAAAACAAAGTTCACCCTCAAATGTACAACGTAGCGGTGGTTTAACTATGGATGATTATCGGAAAAAAATGCGTTTCTGATAGCTTGCATAAAGCCACTTTTAATTTTTTTTTTTGAGGTTTAATTATGGCAACTAATCTATTAGAAGCAGTAACAACGTATAATGAGGCGGGGTTAGCAGCACTTGATAACCTTTCACCTTATATTTATCATGCAAACAAAAAATATGTTGATTGGGAAAAACAACTTCCCCAACAACTTGGCGATACTATCGATATTGCATTGCCTACAAGGTTTTCAGTTAATACTTCACTTGTAGCAGATTTTCAAGCAATAGAGCAACGTAAACAGCCACTTAAAATAGATAAGGAATATAGCACAAGTTATGCTTTTACTTCACAAGAGTTAATTTTAAATGTAAATGACTGTTTAGAAACTTTTGTCAACGGTGCAATAACTGAGATTGGAACTGTTATCGTTTCTGATTTTGCAAACGTAAACTTAACAAATACTTATCGTGCTTTTGGTGATGGCATAACGCCAATTAATAGCGAAGAACAATATGCACAAGCTATAGCTAATTTCAGAAACTATGGCGCGGCAAAATTTGATACTAACATGTTTGTTAGTGATGTAGATATTCCAGCAGCTGTAGGAAATTCTCTGTCACAGTTTACTGTTAATCGAAACAATGAATATGCAAATTCTTGGCAGCTTGGAAACTTTGCAGGTTGTGAGTTTAGTACTTCAAATCTTTTACCAATTCATACAGCAGGAACAGTTGGTAATTTCCAAGAAGAACTAACACTTGAATCAATTTCACCTGATGGAACAACATTGACTTTTAGTGGTGCACTTGATGATCCAGCAGCTATTGTTGAAAATGATATTTTGACCTTTGATTTTCCCGGTTCAACTAATACTACTGGATTGCGTTTTCTAACGTTTGTCGGCCATGTACCGTCTTCACAGTTAGTACAGGTGCGAGCTACTGCTACAGCAGCTTCTGTAGGTGGTCAAGTTACTGTTACTGTAAATCCACCATTGATTTTTAGTAATACTACACCACCAAGTCCGAATGCAAACGTCAATATTGATCCTAACACTTTGACTGGAATCTTAAATGCAAGAATTGCTCCAGACCATAGAGCTGGATTATTGTATTCTGGTAATGCATTGTTTTTAGCAATGCCACCTTTAAATGACAATAGCCCATTTACCACTAGCGTAAAAACGGATATGTCTACAGGTGCCTCTATGCGTGCATATCATGGTTCAAAGTTTGGAGAAAATCAATATGGCTTTGTAAATGATGCTATTGCTGGTTTTACTTTAATTGATGAATATGCAATGCGTATTATTTATCCTTTAAGTGGTTTATCTCTTACAGCTGCGTATGGTAACTACAA